CGATCACCTGGTGCAGGGGTTTCATTCTGGATGCGACAACGAATGCTTTTAGTTCATTTCTAAAGATGAATTGAAAGATATTATAATTTTAGGTTTTTTATAAATATTTGGTTTTGATTCATGAGGTATAAATCCAGGAAAAGAAACTATATCACCCTCTTTTATTTGTAATAATTTTTTATCCACTACTGTAGAGTTTTCAGGTCCAGGTAATTGAAGATAAAATATATTTGTAAAATTAGTATTAGGGTGAACGTGAAGTTTGTGATAACCCTTTTGCATATAAATTTGATACCAACAACAATCAATTAAAAGTTTATCAACATTATATTTTTCTATAAAAAAACTACTAAAAGAATTTAATATATTTTTTTTGAAAAAATCAAACCACTTTCCCTTGTTGGTAGAGTGATAATCTGTTTTAAAAATATCATCTTGGTTTTTGCCGTTTTTATCTTCATCAATTAATTTTATTAATTCATTCTTAATATCATAAAAATTATTTACAGAATAAACATTCAAATAATTTAGAGACATAGAGAGCCTACAGAATAATTGAAAAAAAAATAAAAGCTAGCTTTAACTAGCTATATCAAGAAGACCTTTTTTAGCGTCTTCTACACTTTGATCATTGATCTTTTTTTTAAGATCTTTGATCTTGATATCGATCCACTTCATGTCAGTCGTTACTCTGCCCTGTTCCAACGCTTGTGTTGCCCATTTGGACTCCAACTGAAGTTTCTCCGAGATTAACTTTTGCAGTGCCATCTCTTTCTACCTCCTCGAAGGTTAGGAATAAATGATCTGGATTATGGAACCCAGCACCTTCCTTTTCTGTTACATCTCCTGAGTCAACCTTCTTTACAAACATCTCAAGAGCCGACTTATCGTTCTCAGCCTCAAGCGTCTCATTAATATATATATTTTTATAGTTTGCTTGGACGCGATAAATCTTCATGTAATATTATATATCAAACTTAGGGGGTAAATCAACTATGATGGGGTTCCAGATTTTTTTGTGTCAAGCTCTTTACACTCAAATTTTATGGCTATTTTTTCCTTATTTATTCGATCAATTCCATAATAATCGTCATTTTCAAGTCTTTTAAATGTGTCTCCTGCCAAAATATAACCACCTTTTGCACAAGTAAAATGATCGGCAAACATTATACCTGTATACATGCTTGAAAAACATTTACCCGATAAGATGCTACAAAGATGTAAAACGAGCATAAATTTCATATAAAGTCCTATATTATCCTATTTTATTATTTACTTGCAAATCCCATGAAAATATTTATATATCTGTCCATGAATATTAACATTAACAAAGAGGTTATCATGTCTAAAGACAAAAAGGAAGCTTCTCTAGGTGCAGAAAACCTAAAAGAAGCTCTGGTTTTAAGACCCGATTGGGAAATAAAACCTAAATCAATTGAAGCTGAACATTCATTTACAGTTTCATTCAATGAAAAGACTGGTGTGCTTTTGCTTTCTGTTAACGGTGATTACTACAAAAAAATTGTAGTTGATGATCCAACAGATGGGAAAGTAAAATTTCATGAAGCACTAAGTCATGTAATAAATAAATTTGAACTTTGGGGGATCAGTGGCAAAAATTAGTTCTTCTGAAGTTTTAATTAATTGGTATACGCAGGTAAATGAAATCTTAAATCAGTTACCTAAATTAACAATCACTGGTCAGCCAGTTGAATATCAAGATGATGAGTTTCAAACTTGTATGCGTAAGCTACAACAATGTTCTCTAAAATTTGATGACATGCCAATTTATATAATCAACGAAAAAGTAGCAGCTGAACTTTGCTACGATCAATTGAAAGGCTACGAGGAAAATGAAAGATCTGATTTTTAGTATGATGTTTATTGCACTCTTAGCAATTCTACCCGCTAAAGTAATTTTAGTTTTATTTGGTGGGTTAATTTATTTAATGTTCTAACCAAGGAGGAAAAGATAATGAACAAAAAAATAGATAATAAATTTTTTGAAACTACTGATTATAGTAGGTTCAAAAAAACTAGAGGTAACAGACCTGTAGATCCTGCTCATGTTGAGCAGCTGAAAAAGTTAATTTCAGAAAAAGATTTGTACGATCCAATTCGTGTAAATAGAAATATGGAAGTCATTGATGGCCAACATACTCTGGAAGCAAGAAAACAATTAGATCTTAAAGTTCCATACATAGTTATGAACTCTGATGATCCATTGGATGTTGCAAGACTTAACACAGGTCGAAAGAACTGGTCTATGGAAAATTATTTAGATCAGCACTGTGCTAGAAATAAAATGGACTACAAGATTTGTAGAAACAAGATGCAGCAATACGGAATTGCAGTTGCAGAAATGGTGGTCCTACTATTAAAACAAACTTCACTGTGGTCTAGAATAAGCCAAGACTTTAAGAAAGGTTTGTTTGTAATTCCAGCAGGTGGTATTGAGCATGCAGATAAAATCGGAACACGATTGATGCAGCTGAAAAAATACTTCTATGGAATTGAGTCAACCAAGAACAAACGATTCAAAAGATCGATGGTGTGCTCATACATTGTAGCTGCTAGACATCCTAAATTTGATCACAAGCGTTTTTTAAAAGCTTGTCAGAGTAGATCTTCATGGTTTTTAACTGGAACATCTACTGCTGATTATGTTGCTATTATAGAACGTATTTATAATGCAGGACTTGCACCAAAAAATAAAATTAAATTGGTTGAATTTTATAAAAGCAAAGAGTATCTAGAAGCATAGGAGTGGACAATGGATATAGAAAGATGGAAATCATGTGCTGTGGACATCGAGTCCTACACCATCATTAGAGCAATGGGGAAACAGGGTTTTAGGAGACCTGGATCTATGATTGCTAAACTAGTCGATGATGAGATTCGTAAGATTGCCAAGAAGGAAGGCAAGTCTTATGAGAGCATGAAACAAAATTTACTATCTGAGGGCAAGAAGCTGCTTAATGGTAAATAGATCATGGGGTTGGATGGTTAACCTTTAAACCTAGAGATCGGGAGGTGGCGTACGGGAGACTAACGCCACCTTTTTTATTATGAAGATTATAAAAAATTATTTAGATAAAAAAGATTTTGAGCAACTAAAAACAACAGTTTTTAATAATGACTTTCCATTTTATTACTGTGATACAGTTGCATATTCTTATGACGATAAAAAACTCACTGATTTTTATTTTGGCCATGTTATTTACGAATATCTAACACCCAAAAGTAATCATTTTACTATTTTTGGGCCTTTACTTACGAAATTGCAGGTCAAAGCTTTAATAAGAGTTAAGGTAAATATGTACACCAGAACCGAAGAAATTATTAAACATAATATGCATATTGATTATAAATTCGAACACAAAGGTGCCATTTTGAGCTTAAATAGCTGTAATGGTGGTACATGGATTGAGGATCAATTTGTACAGAGTCAAGAGAATCAAATAGTGCTGTTTGACCCATCAAAGCCTCATTGTAGCACCACTTGCACTGATGATCATGTAAGAGTTAATATAATTATAAATTATTTTTAACTTGCAATACAAATTATAATTTAATAATAGTTGATTACGTATTCCTAAGCCTAAATGAAACAAGTGGGGCTTTCAAAACACTTTATTTTCACCGAACAACGAATCATAAAATTAACTTTTAACAAAAGGATATTTTGTGGGAAAAGCTGTTAAAAAAAGCAGTGAAGAAGCATTGAATCAAGCTCTGGATAAACTAGTAATGGTGTGTCCAAACAAGAAAACTTATGATGAGCTAACAAGTTTAATGTTTCAGTTGTATTGTGGAAATGACTTTGGTTTAGGAAATTTTAGTCTTTCTTTTCTCGAAAAAATCGAGAGTAGATGGCGACAAGGAAGGAAGAAGGCAGCTGAAGCTGCTGGACTCAAGCTAGTCGTAAAAAATGTGTAACCACGGTGCTTTTTCACAATCCATATCTTTTCCTGCAGCGTGGTTATGCAAATGTCAGAACGCTCAGAAAAATTAGCCGTAGAAACTATTTCATTTGTGAAAGAGATGGAAGGTCGAGATAAGACCGATTTCATTGATCTAATATTTTCTCAGTACAAAGCATCACGTAAAATGGGATATCCAAAACGAGAGGTGCTTAAATTTTATGACTTGCTCACCAAGCTTGTTAAAACTTTTGGGCATTAAATTGGCCATGGAACTAGTTAAACCTAAAGTAATATCAGAACAAAGATTATTCCAAGCAATCATTGTCCAGGCGCTGGAAGATGTAATGAACCCAAGCTCATTTAAAAAAGAAACATATTGGAAAGAGGACGCTTACAAATGGTTTTATAATAATTCTAAAGATTTTCAGGACGTGTGTTGGGCTGCTGAAATGGATCCTGAAATGATACGAGATGAATTCTTAAAATTAATAAAGGGTAAAAAAATTTATTTTACGAAATTACAGACTCATTGGTTAAATTATCGAGAGCTTTATAGATTGTATCGTGAAGCTGATAGTAAAGAAGAGAGAAGAGAAATTAAAAAAAGAATTGATAAAGAAAATTTAAAAAGAAATTCTTAGTCATGGTGGTCGAAGGTATTTAACTCCTGGGGTGAGCAAGAGAGCAAAAAAGCTTACCCCAAGAGTAACATTAACCAATATGGAAGATAAATCCATATTTGAAGATTACCTTAATTAGGATGTGAGGTCAAATTATAATCCTGATTTTTAGTTGGACGTACTTTGTACAACCAGGAGTTTTTACCTCTTTTTACCAATAAATAGTGGCCATCACACAGTTTCATGCAATAACGTTCTAAATTATCGTAAGACATATCGAATTTAAGGTATTTTTTTATAGCCCTTTGTAGCTCATAGACGCTCCACCAGTGGGTAAATCTATGTTTTATAGGTATCCATACCCAAATACAGTAAATTACTGTTAATATGCCTGCACAGAGGTATCTGGAGTGCTTTGGAGCATATTTTTTGGCTATGTGGGCTATACGTAAAAAAGTTTGCAGTATTATACTATCAAACTCCGCATTTGCTTTTTTCTTAAGTTCCTCAGTAGCCCACTGAGAGGGTTTGCTATTTTTGTCTATCATTGACATTTTAGTTTCCTTTATTTTAAGGGTTGATTTATGAACTAACCGATGTTCAGTTAGCCATAGGTGGCACTTAATTAACATCGCGGTTCTAGTTCTTCTAAAGTGTCCTATTCAAGTGGTGATGGGGTAGGTGATGAGGGATATGGGATAACGGCCACCGGAAACCGAACCAAGTAAATAGCTTCCGATGACCGATTCATTTAATCAATTCATTTTCCTCTATATAGATTATCTAGAGTAACATCAATTAAAAAGTACCCCAGGGGGTAAAAGAGGTGTATCTGGTGTATCCGAAGAAGAATAATGTATATATATCAATACTTTAAGTGTGTTTTTATGGTGTATCTATGGTGTATCCATGGTGTATCTGGGATACACCACTCTTGCGGAGCAGCCGTCAGTTGACTATCGGAGTATAGTCATTACTCTGAAAAATCTATATAATAGAAATATTATGATGAAAAAGATTATATTTAATACTGCGAAAGAGCAGTTTCGAAAAGCTTTTAGAAAGCACAAGTCTCAGGTTAAAAGAGCAAAACGTGAAGCTAAAAGAGGAATTAATATTCCTGTTGAATCATATGGTTTAAAAAAGCGTGCAATCAAAAGAAGTATAAGAGGAACTAAATTTATGGATAAAGCTGAATACTTAGCAGCTCCTAAGACTAAAAGCGTACCAAGAGGTGGTAATCCAAGATTAGTTGGTAAAGCTTATGCATCCGATAAAAGAGCTAAAAGAACTATGAATATTTCATTACCTAAAAAACAAAGAGAAGCTATTCAAGAAGGTATATCTCAATCAGTCAGAAGATTTTTAAAAGATAAGATTGGACGTAAGATGAGAGGTGGTGTAATTAAAGCCATGAAAGGTAAATTTATTTAATGTATAAAAAAAGTTTTCTTGTGGGTGGTCTAATCACTTCTGGTATCAAGGCTGCTATTAAAAAACTTGGTAAGAAAACTATAAATTTGCAAAGAGATGCAATGGCTAAAGATATAAAACAACATCGTAAGATGGGTTTTAAAACTTCTTACAGAACTAAGGACATGAGTCCTACTTCTGTAAAATTAAAAAGAGTTGCAGCTAAAGAAGATATGAGACAAGGCATAAAAACTTTTTTAACTAAAAAAAGTGATAAAGCAAAAATCAAAGCTAGTGGAGATAAAGCTTTTGGTGCTGGTGCTAGACTTGTATTTAAATCACTCAAAGAATCACAAAAGAAAAATAAAAAATTAAATTAATGAAAAGAAATCAATTAAAAACTGAGCACGAGTTGACTCCGAAGCAAAGAATGTTTGTGGAGATATTGGTGCAAGAGCATGGTAACATCACACAAGCTGAAGCATTGAAGCGTGCAGGTTATGAAAGTAAGAGTGTTGAGACTGCAAGATCTCATGCATCACAATTATTAAATAG